TTGAGTGTAAACTTTTTTTTCTTCAGCAGGTTTAGCCGCTGGTATTTCGTCATCATCTGGATATTCAAAAACAATATCTCCATCTTTTACGTCAGCCATATATTACTCCTTATGCGCGAGTGTAGCCACGAGGATCTTCAACAACCCCCTCGACTGTATCGTCGTTAATAATGCGGAATTCTCTTCCGTGGATTTTAAATCTTGTACCTGCATATGCACGTGTCAAAACAAAATCACCCTCTTTACACCATGGACCAGTCGGAAATCTTGACTCGTCTTTGTAAGCTAAATCGCCTACTTTTACCACAAATAAAACTACTGTTGAATGTTCTTCAATGTGTTTTGTTTGTCCCGCTTTAACTAAACCACTTTCATATGTTTCCGATGCTTCAGGAATTGCACATAAAATCTTATATCCTTTTGGTTCTGGAAGCTGTAATCCTCTTTCTTCAATAGGAATTTCTTCCGTTTCTACTTCATCTATTGTTGGAATAATAATTGGTCGACCTTGTGCATCTACCAAAGTATTATCCCGTGTGAGTATGTCACTCATCTTCAAATGTCTCCATTCTTTGTGCAAGGTCTTTAATGATACTTTCTGCGACGGATAGACCTCGTATATATCCGACCATGTTAGTGTACGAAGCATAATCTTTTGCTGCTCCGTCTCCTAAATTAAAAATTACTTGTTTGCGCTGATCGTCTATTCGAGACAATAATAGCTCTAGCGTTTGGTCCATTTAATTACTCCTGTAGTTTTTGATTCCTTTGATTTTCAATTTCATGTTTTTTAACTGTTGCATCTAAACCAATTTTTACACTGTCAATAGCTTTTTGTACATCTAATTTATTTTTATCTAGTGTTGCTTTAGCAGCAAACTCCATCCCAGATAATTTTGTTTCTACTTCCATTTTAGCTTTCTCTAATTCTAATTTGCCTTTATCAATTGCAATATCAGCCATAGTTTTTTGTTGTTTGATTTGTAGGTCTTGTGCTTTTAATGCTAACTCTTGTTGTTGCATTTGAATGATTGGGTCTTGAGCTTGTTGTTGAGCTTGCTCTTGTTGTACTTCAACTGCTGATTTAGTAGCAAGTTTTTTAGCCGCTTCAGCCATAACCTTAGATAATTCAAACTCTACATCTTCGGGCAATGTTTCATTAAATTTAGGAAGTGGAACACCTAATTGTTCTTCAAGTTGACGTCTATATTCAAACGCTACGTGCTCATTAATATGCGCCATGGCTGCAGCTTGAATTAAGCCTGCTTGTGGATTTTGTCCTACAAGTTGTAAAATTTTTGGATCTTGCATCGCTGTCATATGTACTTGAATATGGGCTTGATGATCTTGATAAATAAATGCTTTAACAGGTTTACCGTTGATAATATTCATATTTTCTGTCACAGGATCTTTTGGCTTTTGATCATCGGCATTAGGAATTAACTTACCTATATTTTTAACACCTAACACTTCAAGCATTTGTTTATTAAGTTCTACTTGATCATAGATTTGTGGGTTTGCTTGAGCCATTTGCATTACAGCTTGATATTGCACAACTTTTTGTGACATCGTTGCAGCATTAGGATCACTTACCGGTATAACATCTACATTATCATAGTCAGATTGTTTAGCACGTCGATCACCTACTTCAGGTTCGTATGAATACTCTGTTGGAGTGTAATCACGAATAATGCCTTTAAGTAATTTAAACTCTTGTTTCATTGCATAATAAATACGCGCTTGTACAGCACTCATTACTTTGAGGGTTCTTTCTAATATTGCTAATGTAGTACCTACTGGAGACTGAGCAGACATATCTGATACTTTCATATCAGCAGCTGATGCAAAACGTCTACCTTCTTCAATAATTTGATTCATCAAACCCTGTAATACTTGACTTGGTTCTTTATATGGTAGAGGTAAAATGTTGTCTCGGATAGCGCCTGATGGTACATCAACGTCTCTCCATTCACCTGGTGCGATTGGAGTGTCATCACCTTTAATTCGTAAACCTCGTGACTTCATACCACCTGGTAAGTTAGAAAGAGTGCCTGCATCTACTAACTGACGAAGAATCATTGTGCCTGATTTAGCGAAAGCACCTATTAAGTGAATTAATCCAAAACAATAAAACCCAAATCCAGGAATATATCCATAGTGAACAAAGTGCTGACGTTTTTGTTTTAGTTTGTCGTCTGGGTTCCAATTACGACGAATTGCTAATATAGTACCTGTGCCTTTTTCAATTGTTATTACATAAGGTAAAGCTATGTCATCTTCACTATCACCATTGTCTAAATTAATATTAACATGCATTTCTAAGATTTTATATCTGTCATCCTCTGTAGGATTAAATCCTAACTTCTCTGCAATTTGTTTTTCAGCTTCATCAATATCTGAATATGGTTCCCCTAAATCTACATCACGATAAAAACCTGCTACTTGTAATTTATGTAATTCATTTTTAGTCTTTCTCATCACGTGAGTAACACGCTCTGCTGTTTCTAAATTAGATGCACCATAAGGCACTACAATATCTTCTGAAGGAACATACATTGATACTTGGCGTTCCATGTTAGGGTCGTAGTAAACTTTTTTAAATGAGTTACCAGATAAACCTAAACCCCACAACATGCGTTCATGTTCGGGTCTATATTCAGGCATCATGTCCGTGAGCTGATAATTCATGTCATCTTTTACACGTTCGGCAGCGTCTTCTTTTTCTTTTGTTTGCTTACCAATAATGACTGTTTTAACTGGACCCGCCGCTGGAAATGTTTCCATCATAGTTTCAGCTTGAAACTTAACTAACGCTTCTGTCATAAGAGGGTGATACACATTACATGAACCGGGCCATGGTTCTGTTCTATCTTCTACTTTTAAACCTAATAACTCTAAACCATCTACATATGTATTTAACCAATCTTTTCTTGAATTAATATCAGCATCATATTCACCTACTAAATCACCTGATAATTCAGTAAGCTGACCTTCATCCATATCTTCTGCAAGGTTGGCATTAAACTCATCATTAGTTTCTTTACCTGGTACAATTGTAATTTCCATGCTTCCATCATCAAGTGTCACACTTTCAGGATTTTCAATTTCAATACTTAAATCCGGTTGTGCACTTGCTAACTCTTCAATACCTTTAGGTGCTTGGTTTAAACTTTTATCTATATTGTTTGCCATATGTTATCCTTTATGACTTTTTATTTATATTAATAAATTTTCTATATGCTTTTGCTGCTTCTGGTTTACCCATGACTCTTGCTCTTTGTTCCATGGCAATTGCTGCTTGTATTTTATGTGCGTGAGATCGACCACTATTTTTAATTTTAGATACACTTGCTTTAGCATCTTTAGCTGTAGCAAATTTTAAACCATGAATAGTTCCTTTAGGGTTTTCATCTGTGTATAAATCAGAATGTTTTTTTGAATTTGCAGGTTGTCCCTTTTTTCTTGGTATCCTCTTATTCATTTATTATTTCCTTATATTGCGTATAATCTGTTTCGAGAACTTCTATACCCTGGTATATCTTCAGCTTCGTCACTTGGTAACTTAATGAAGCCACCTTGTCTAAACCGCATCAATGCTAGTGTCGTGCTATCAACCAAGTCATCATTCGCACCACTAGGAAAATCATTACACTCTTCAATTACTTCATGAGCCCATCTATGATCAGGTGCCCAGACAATACCACTTCTAAATAAATCTGAAACTGCATTTACACGACTGATCTTGTCTTGGCCTTTACCTGGTGTAAATTCTCCGACAGGAATACCCATACGTCTAAACTCTTGATAGAGTGCAGCACCGTTAGATTTCTTTTCTACTAAAAACGCATCGGGTTCCCATTCTTTGTATTCTTGTATACAAAGTTCTTTGAGCTCTGGAAACTCTAGTCGTTTCTTGATACTATTTAATAGTATTATATTATAATTATTGGTTTCTTCGTTAAAAAAGACACCCCAAGTTGTTAATGCATTATAGTCAGCTCGATTATTAGATTCTTGTGCTGCGTCTAAGCTCATTATCTTAAAGTCACAATCAGGTGGACACTCATTCTCCCATATGTTCCACCACTCTCTTTTTATCAATGCCCCTTCTTCTGATACAGGGTTTTGCATATACTGCGAGTTCCAATACCGAATATCAAGTGCAGCTTTTTTAGATAAGAGTTCTTCAAGTGACCAGAACTGAGGCCAAAGTGACTCCATCTCACCTTGCTTATTCTCTATAATAGCAGGAAACTCCACAACCTCCCACTGATCTACCTCGTCATTCTTAATCATCTGGTCCACAATTTGTCCTGTCAGATCAAGCTTAGACCACCGAGTCATCACTACAATGATGGAACCCCCAGGCATAAGACGCTGTAGAGGACCAGACTGAAACCACTCCCAAGCAGGGAGAAATACATCAGGCCTTCCAAGTTTTGCATCTTGTTCAGAGTGAGGGTCATCAATGATAAAAAGATCAGCCCCGCGACCAGCGAGGGCACCACCAACACCAATAGCAAAGTATTCTCCATTAAAATTAGTTCCCCATCGTGACGCTGACTTACTATCAGCTTGTAGTTCTACCTGTGGAAATATATCTTTATACGCATCAGACCCCACAAGGTTACGGACACGACGACCAAAAGTAACTGCCAAGTCAGCTGTATGAGATGCCATAATAACCTTTTTGTGTGGATACTTGCCAAGAAACCATGCCGGTGCCAAGTAAGAAATAAGCTCTGATTTTCCATGACGTGGCGCAATGTTAACGATAACGCGTTTCTTTTTACCGTTCGTAACGTCTTCAAAGATTTGAGCCAGCTTCCTATGATGCTCTCCTACTATATATCCTGGGTACACATGTTGTATAAAATCTAAAAAGTTCTCTTTACCAGACTTCTCAACCATCTTACTCTTATATGCTTTTAAAAGCCGTTGTAGTTTCACTTTATCCTGAGAATCAGCTACGCTATATAACGCTTCTAACTCAGCGAGTTCTCTACTCGTTATCTTGGGTGCTGTCGTTTCTGTCATCGTCGATAAGTTCTGCGTCTATAGTGTCAGTTTCTCTTTTATTAAGTACTTTTTGTTTTAACTCCGTCAACATCGTGATAAGTTCTTTCTCAACTTCTTCCATGGTTTCATGTTTGTGTATCACTTCAGACTTTTTCTTGAAGGCATCAACACCGTCTACCTCGCCTATACTGCGTAGAGCCGCGATTTGTTCTTTCACGTTCTGGGTATGTTCTACCGCGTAAACTAATTTAGCTACCACGTACTGCTTCAATTCTGCTAGGTCATCTACAATCGCATGGTTATATACATCAACTAAGCCTCCTAGGTATGCCACTTGATCGTTCGCATACTTCTTTAAATCTTGTTTTTTATCTGGGTTCTTAATCATTTCTTTCATAGTCTTTTCCGCAGCTTCTCTTTGTTCAGGCGTCGGGTCTATGTCATGCCCAGTTAAATCAGCAAGCTCTTTATACGTTTTTGATCTTAGTCTTACTTGGTCTTCATTGTTTAACGGGGGTAGTGCTTCTTTAGAATTGCTAGGTATGGGTACGCCTTCCTCTATGTGAGGCATCAACACAACCGGGTTTACGGTATCTTCTTGATTTTGTTGTACTTCTTGGTTCATTATGTGTCGCTGTTACACCTTTGATTAGAATTTGCAGCTTATTCGACTATTTTATACTAGTTTGGGGTTTGGTCGCAACTTTTTTAGTATAATACTACTATGATAACCCTCCTTTTTACACAGCCTGACTTTGCGCTCCTTGTTTTAACCTGGTCTTTCTAGGTTTTTATGAAGCTTACCACGTTAACCTCGGAAAACTTATCTCACCTCTACGACATGGCATGCAAACTGCCACCTTTTAACAAATTTAAAATGCCTAAGTCCTACCGATTAAAGTTTAAGGTTATTAATAACCCAGGTATTTATGGTTGTTTTGACGAAGTTGAGATGCAAATTGAAATAAGTTCTGCCGCTTGTGGTCATTTTACAACAATACTCTCAACTCTTCTTCACG